GCAAGGGTACCCTACTGCTTACTACGTAGTGATTGATTCTGTAGGCTCTCTGTAAGTCTAACCAGAATCTGCACGGCATCAAGGTGAATGTTAAATTTTTTTACGCTAGGGGGTTGACAACAGCGTCAGATGTGTTACACTACCACCACTTAGATAGGAAAGTAAACAAGTACACAAACAGATTTAGTTTCATCGGGAACTACTGCATCTGTGCATTGTCTTATATTGTGAGGCGATAAAAGTTTGCCTCGATATGAAAGTTGATCCCTCTGTGGCCCGGAGGTTGAGTGAATCCACTAGCCAGGAATGCTCAAGTAAACAAGGGTAAGGTAGAAACCTCAGATGAGGCTAGGTAACTAGCCAGAAAGTATAGCCCGAGTTGACAAGGATGTCTGACGCATGGCTCTAAACTGAAGGCTTGGTCTTACCTGCTGGATGCAAACAAGACCCCTTGATAAAGATCAGTGGCTGGATATTCTAGTAGGATTGCTAGATTACTCGACTCGACAAGTAGTAGCTAGATACAACAGATAGTATTTAGATATATATAGAGTAAGAGTATATAGGATCATCTAGGAATATACCATACGGGCGATCTGTGTCTGAAGTTAAGAGATTTAAGATAAACAATTAACATTCTAATAAGCCTAGGGGGCTTGATAAGATGGCTGCTGGCCGACCGACAAAGTATAACGATAAGATGCCCAGCGCTGTGTATGATTCACTGGCAGCGGGTAAAAGTGTTACGCAGTTTGCAGCTAGTGTTGGCGTTCATCGGGACACAGTGTATGAATGGGCTAACAAGCACCCGCAATTCTCCGACGCTTTATCGCGAGGACAGGTTGCATCCCAGGCGCACTGGGAAGATCAGCTGCAAAGCATGATGTTTGATAGGAACGTCAATGCTCCGCTAGTCAAGCTGTATTTTGCTAATCGCTTCAACTGGCACGACAAGGCTGAAGTTGATAATAAGTCAAGCGATGGCAGCATGTCTGGTGTAGATCGAGTGCAGATTGAGGTAGTCGGGGCAGATGCTCCCGAGCAGGAGTAGTCTTGAATCTGAAGATTCGAGCGACTAAGCCACAAGCTGACTTTCTGACACTTGATAGGCGATACCGGCTTTTTTGTGCTGGCTATGGAGCAGGCAAATCAGAGGCGCTTGTTAACGCAGCACTGATTGACGCTTGTCAAAGCGCAGATGCACTGATTGCAACGTATGCTCCAACGTATGACCTAGTAAGGCTTATCACAGCACCGAGGATTGTAGAGCGGCTTAACGATCACGGGATCGAGCATCGCTGGAACAAGCAGGAGAACGTGATCTACACATCATCCCGTCATTGGGGTGATTTTATGCTCAGGACGCTCGATAACCCTGAGCGTATTGTGGGCTACGAATCGTACACAGCCCACGTTGATGAGCTTGATACGCTAAAGCAGGAACACGCAGCAGATGCCTGGAACAAGGTTATAGCGCGTAACCGGCAGCAGCCAAAGGGGATTAACAATCCCTTTAATCAGGCCAGCGCATACACAACCCCAGAGGGGTTCAAGTTTGCCCATTGGCGCTGGGTGCAGAACAAGACAGAAGAGTACGGCCTTGTACAGGCTCCTAGCTACAGCAATCCGTACTTGCCTCATGGATACATCGACAGCCTTAGAGAAAGCTATCCAGCAGCACTAGCTGACGCTTACATTGAAGGCAGATTTGTCAACCTGACTAGCGGTACAGTCTACTCGTCATTTGACCGAGGCCGCTGCCACAGCAACGAAAAGATCGAGGCAGGAGAAAGGCTGTATGTGGGTATGGACTTCAACGTCGGAAAGATGGCTGCTGTCATATATGTACGCAGAGGCGAGTCGCTCCACGCAGTCACAGAGATCGTTGACGCTTACGATACTCCGATGGTTATTGAGACGCTTAAATCGCGCTATCCAGATCATGCCATCTGTGTCTACCCAGACGCTTCGGGAACTAGCAGAAAAACAGTCAACGCCTCCCAGTCCGACATAGCCCTCTTGCAACAAGCGGGATTCTCAGTTCGGGCTAACAAGAAAAACCCTGCTGTCAAGGATCGCATCATCAGCGCGAACACAGGTTTTGAGCAGGGTTACATTTTCGTAAACAGCAAGGGGTGCCCAGAGTTCACCCGTTGCTTAGAACAACAGGCTTACGATAAGAACGGCGAGCCGGATAAGACATCAGGCCACGATCATCTTAACGATGCAGGGACTTATCCCATCGCCTACGAGATGCCAGTTAAAAAACCAGTCAGCGACGTATCTATAAAGTTCGCCATCTAGGATCAAGAAGAATATATGTCAGTAAAGACACTACATCCTGATTATCAGATTTTTTCTCCTAAGTGGCGATTGGTGCGTGATGCTGTGGAAGGCGAGAGCGCAATCAAGCGTGTGCCTCAGCGTTATCTGCCTGAGTTTATTCCTAACGATCCGCAGCGGTATGATCGCTATGTCAAGCGAGCCTACTTTCTGGGTGTGACAGGGCGCACTAAAGCAGCATTAGCGGGCATGGTCTTTCGTAAAGACCCGATGTACGAGATGCCTCCAGAGATGGAGGACATGCTGCTGTTTAACGCTGATGGTGCAGGCACTAGCCTGGAGCATATCGCCAAGGAGGCGCTAGGCGGCGTCATGGATACAGGCCGGCATGTTATTCTAGTCGATTATCCAACTATCGACGATAGCATTGATTTTGAAACAGAGCAGAACATCGGCGCACGGCCATTAATCCTCAGTTATCACGCTGAGTCTTTCATCAACTGGAAGTACGAAAAGATTAACGGTCGGCGTGTACTCACTTTGGCGGTGCTCGTTGAGTTGGTGCAGGATGAGACAAACACCAACGAGTTCGATCACGATGTTGTCAAGAACTACCGCGTTCTCCGGCTCAGAGATGGCGTGTATACGCAGCAAGTATACGATGATGGGGGGCAGGCCAAGACTGAAGAGTTTGTGCCTCGTATGGCGGGTGGTCAGCCATTTGACCACATTCCGCTGTATGTCATTGGTAGCGAGAACAATCTCCCGGATATTGACGACGCGCCACTCTACGATCTAGCAGTGCTTAACGTAGCACACTATAGAAACAACGCTGATCTAGAAGAGGCAGGGTTTATCTGTGGGCAGCCTACGCTGCATCTGAATATCGGGGACACTAATCCCGAAGTATTCGCAGAGCAGAACCCGAGCGGTGTCCAGCTTGGCAGCCGTAGCGGGATCATTACTCAGGGCGGCAGTGTGGAACTTGTGCAGCCTGAAGAGCGCAGTCTGCTTGTTCAGCTTAAAGAAGCGAAAGAAAAAGAGATGGTGGGCATCGGCGCTAGGATCATCCAGCGCAATGGCCCACAAGAGACAGCAGAGGCTGCACGGATCAACGCTAGTGCAGAGAGCAGTACGCTGGATCAGGTAGTCAATAATCTGTCATACGCGCTGACAGGCGCACTGATGGATGTTGCGCTGTTTATGGGCATCAGGCAGAACATTGAAGATATTGAGTATCAACTCAACACTGACTTCTTTGAGCAGAGCCTTGATGCACAGCAGCTTATGGCGCTTATTCAGCTAGGTGATACTGGCGTTATCTCCCGCTCGATTCAGCGCGATAGCATCCGCAGGGGTCGCATACACATCCCCGACGATATGGGGGATGAAGATATTGACGGTGAGAACGCTGACCAGAGCATTGTCTAGCCATGTCTGCCAATGACTTTCTAGCAGATGCAGCGACTAGGCGGCAGGTCATGGTTCAAAGGGCGAGCCGAGGAATCTCTAAAGAACTTGACGAAGTGCTTGAGCAGTTAAGGGCTGACATTAACAGCCGCATCGCTGATGTACCGACAGAGTTTCAGAGAAAGCGTCTAGGCACCGTACTAGCATCAGTTGAGTCAATCCTACAAGGTGGCAGAGAAAATATCTCACAGCGCCTTACAGAGCGTCTCAACGAGTTCACTGATGGTGAGATCGAGTTCCAGAAAGAGACGCTAGATCAAGTGCTGAATGTAGAGACTACTGTGCCACCGATTGAGAAGGTGCAGTCAGCAGTCACATCGACGCCTACAGAGCTTTTGATAGGCAATACAAAGCAGACTATGACTGTCAACCAGATGGTTGAGACTTTCAGCAAGAGCAACACAAAAGAGATCAAGAACCTGATCTCAACTGGCTTTATTGCTGGAGATACAACAGATCAGATTGCTGCCAGGGTCAGTCAGAAAGTCAGGGGCAGGACTCGGGCGCAGGCTCGGACAGTAGTGCAGACAGCAGTTAATCACGCTGCTGGTGTAGCGCGAAAAGAGTTCTCAGAAGAGAACAGCGACAAGATTGGCGGCGAAAAGTATCTCGCTACACTTGACGCTAGGACTACGCCAACTTGCTCAGGACTTGATGGCAATATCTACGAAGTCGGTGTAGGCCCAAAGCCTCCGCTCCATTACAACTGCCGCTCCTTGCGAGTAGCAGTGCCGCGAGAAGGGTCAGTGCTGTCAGGCATGGAAGGCAGCAGGCCAGCCGTAGGCGCAGATGGTGTAGAGCAGGTTACTAGCAATAAGACATTCAGCGGATGGCTCAGGGGCCAACCGGCTGACTTCAAGCGCGAGTTCTTCCGCAAGTACCGCGATGGCCAGGCTAAGTACGAATTGTTTGAGCAAGGCGGGCTAGACGCTAAAGCATTTATTGATGCAGATGGCGCAGAGATCAGCTTGCAAGAATTAAGAGAAAAGAATCCGTTGGCTTGGCAGAAAGCCCAGCCAGCAGACTAACCCGGCTTGAGGCCGGAAATCAACGATAAGCTAGGGGCTTATAACTATGGCAGACGAAAACGACAATCCTACTCCAGCAGAAGGCGCACCCACCGAGGGCGGCAAGACTTACACTCAGGAAGAAGTGCAGCGGATGATCGAAGAGCAGACATCCGGCCTGAAGAACAAGGTAGACGAGCTTCTCGGTGAAAAGAAATCTGCATCTCAGCGAGCCAAGGAGCTAGAAGAGCAGCAGAAACAGCAGGAAGAAGAGCGTCTCAAGGAGAAAGAGCAGT